CTACCACTCAAGAGACTGTTTGCTCGCCTTAAGATTTTCTTTGTACATCATATAAATGTTACTGTAATTGCACATGTCAAAGCCGCTTTCACAGTAATCCTCTATGACCTTATCCATTATTTTTCTATCTTTAGCTTTAGTGGCAAGTTTAAAGGCATTGAGATTTTCTTTCTCCATCATACGCAGCATACTTTCCTGGCACATATCAAAACCACTCTCGCAGTAATCCTGCTTCACCGTCTCTTTTATAAACTCAATAACTTCATTTTTCTGAGCTTCGGAGTTATCAAAATCCATAGGATGGATAAAATCAGCTGCTGCCATAAACGAGGAAAAAAAGAGAGGAATGAATAATAATTTGCGCATATAGATTAGCTTTTCCTTTAGTTTTTAATAATGTAGATGCGAAACATTACATCCAGAAACATCCTATCACCAGAAGACTTATAGGTCACTTTCAGTGGCTTTTACAGATGATTTTTTTCATTAGGCGAAGCATTTTTCAGCAAAGGCTGTCAGTATCAGGCATAAAAAAAAGGGGCTTAGCCTTTGGCTAAACCCCTTATTAATAACAACTTTCGGATGTTGCGAAAGCGCTATCTTAGTTAAGATGCTTTTCCACGACCTCATTTAAAAACATACACTTATCATATAAAACAAGATGTTATGTGGTTATAGATGGTAATGTTTAGTAGCCTTTATTATTCTCTGCCGCCACTTTGCCGCCACTGTAACCAGCTAAAGGGTTAAGGTGGGCGGCTTCTTCCAGATGGTCAGGGGCAAAGTGTGCGTACCTCATCGTTTCGCGAATATTGGCATGTCCAAGGATGCGCTGTAGCACCAAAATGTTCCCGCCGTTCATCATAAAATGTGACGCGAAAGTGTGCCGTAAAACGTGGGTGTTTTGCCCTTCAATAAGCTCAATGTTTGTTAAAGCCAGCATCTTTACAAAATCCTGATAGCACGGCTGGAACATCTTCCCTTGTAATTCTGATAACTCATCATGAAGCCAACGCGGGATCGGCACCGTCCGGTTTTTTTTACCTTTGGTTTTGAAGAACGTCAGCTTGTAAGGGGATAATTGAGAACGGGTTAGCCCTTCTGCTTCACTCCATCTTGCTCCTGTTGCCAGACATACTTTAACAATCCGCGTAAGGTAAATTTTTCCGTAGCGTTCGCAGGCATCCAGCAATTGTTGAATTTGGGAGGTCGTCAGCCACGACATTTCGCGATCGGCTTCTTTAAAGATACGCATCCCTTCTAATGGATTAGGTAACGTCCACTCCCCTAGCCTTTTCAGTTCATTGAACATGGCATAAAGGTATTGGTGTTCGCGGTTCACCGTGATCGGCTTCGCTATCCACATTTTGGGGTCAGAATGGTAGCCGTTATCAATTTCACCACGTAAGCGTTTATCCCGGTAATGCGCCCAGTCTTTCGCTGTCAACTTAGAGGCCACCGGGTCGCCCAACCCGTTACAGATGATACGCAGTTTACCCATGCGCGATTTACTGGCGCTGAGTGCCTGCCCATGCAAATTATTCCAAAGCTCAATCAGTTCACTCAGGTTGCGGCGATCCTCTTTCTCACCCAGCCACGGTTTATCTTCAACCTCGCGCATGGTGTAGGTTTCAAAGGATTCCGCTTCACCTTTTGTGTTAAATGTCTTTCTTATTCGCCGGGAGTCTCGCCCGTTTGGGTAGCACTCACACAACCATTTTCCACTAGGTAATTTTCGTACTGACATCTATTTTTATTTCTAACGGGTTAGTTTGAGAAAATACGTACCTTGATCAACTTCGCTCAATGAACAGAAAACCATCATTGGATATGAAGTGATAGTTCAGTCAGATTCGTTCGTAAACACAGCCACAGTTTTAGTGAGGATACTTTCTAACTCTTTTTTACTCACATTCTCAGCGGTGATTTCTTTTATCTTTTCGTTTTCTATTGCGATATGGATTTTTCGACCTTTCCTATTTTTCAGCCACTCGACGATGACATAGGCCAATAGAGCAAGATAAACGCTGGCATCTTTTGTCTTGTATACAAAATCGATAACATCTTCTATTGTTGTGCTGGCACTGAAACACTCTATTTTACTTAACTCGATACCGTGCTTAATGCATAATTCCCGAAAATCATCATCAACTCTCAAACGGATGCTTTGATACTCCATGGATATACTCCTTTATGCTCATACAATTTACAGACGCCTGAGATTGACAAAAATACTCATCAGCGCAGCTTTTGATATGTTGCTGTTTGGTGAGGTTCATCGACACATAGACAAATCCTGCTTGGCTACAAGTAAAGAAAACCTGAAAAAAGGAAAGGGAGTGGCTGTAATAATAAAATAAACCACTCATTTTAATATAATTCTACCATATGCAATTAGCTTAAACTTCCACCTATATGCCGCTTTCTTAGGTCACTTGCAATTCTTAATTTTGACAAACCATTTAAATTCACAAGTGCAACTACAGCACCAGAGAAAAACAAGTAAATTGCAATAAATGTTTTTTCCACGTTACTAAGCTCTATGCTTCTCAAGATCATATCAAAAGGAAGAAAGGCATCATAAACAAATGGAAGTGCCGATACAGCACATCCTAGCAAATACAATAAAGCGTTAGTAATGTAGATCGAAACTCTATATAACTTAAATTGATGCCGTTTTGTTCTCCATTCAAAACCCAATGGATTAATCGAAATATTCAATAAAGAACTACACTTACGATAAGAATCAATGTCACGAGTTGGATTTCTTGAATTAATCAACGCTATACGTTGCTCTGTAGAAAGGAAGTTATCTTTTGTTATGGCTGCATAGCCATAATCTATAGCAAGTTTCTTTAAACTTTCCTCTTGTGATACTTTATAAAGATCATAAATAAACTTGCTCATCTTTTCTCTTCGTGAGAAAAGTTTTTCTTCCTGATAAACCCATCCCTTAAATAAACCAATAACAGATATAATGGTTGTAACTACGGGGATAATATATTTTATAAATAAATCACCAGCCTCACCCATGATAATAACATCCCTATATTGCTGTTTTAAAAATAATAGTCACTATACCTTTTACAACCACTTCACCGACGGTGCAATCAAACTCACCATCACGACCACTGACGATCAGTTTATTACCTGGACGCCGCGATACAGAGTACACATCTAAGGTCCCATCAATATCTAAAAGCCATGTACCGTTAGATATTTCACCCTCACCCATTTCTACCAGCCAAGCGTCTTTACCTGAGCGTACGTAGCATAGTTTTTCTTGAGTAATACCCTCAGGTAAAAATGATGCATCAATAGCACAAAATCCATCTTCTTCTAACTTGCCAGCCAGCAGACGTTTTTTATCAATGTTGATAGTTTCGGGTGCATGGTCATCTACTCCTTGCACTGTCGTTGCTTTGCCCTTCCCCGTCGCCAGCCACTCAAGAGAAACGCCAGTATCCAGCGCACAGGCTATGACCACATCACCGGGAAAAAAGTCACGGCGAATCCATGTACTGATCGTCGCAGTAGATATTCCCAGCAGGTCGCCTAGCTCTTTTTGTGTGCTGAATCCGTAGGCATCCATCATCCGGCGCAGTACTGCTTTCCCACCGGATGCGAGTATCTGATCGTAAAGCGGCTTACCTTTTAAAGATCTAGTGTCAGTTTGCAAATGCGAATTTTCAAGTTCACCAGATACTAGCCATCTTAAATCAGCACCAGTATCAAGGGAGCATTCAATAAAAACATTACCCGGAATCGTGTCCCTAGAAAGCCAACTAGTTACGTTATTTGCATGTAGTCCAAGCCTTTCAGCAAGCTCTTTTTGCTGCTTGAACCCATACGCGGAAAGAATTCTACCGAGAGCGCCAGACGCACTATCACCAAATTTAGACATGTAGCACCATAATATTTTTTGTTTACAACAAAAAATCTTTGATCTAGAGATGCTCCCATCTGCCAAGATGTGAACATAACCAAACATTACTATCAACCAACGCAGGATAATGCGATATGCAAACCGCAAAATCAACCGAACGATCTCAGGAAGGTGTTGTTTCAACGCTCAATCCTGAGCAATTCCAACAGTTAGCCACCGTATTAACTATCGCGTTAGAACCAATGCTGCGTGCCTCAATGGCGGATGTTATGACCGTCGCCGAGTTCTCTAAAGTAAGTGGTGTCAGCGATAGCCTTGTCCGTAAATGGCTTGATGACGGCACGCTTATCCGTGCAGCAGCAGGTAAAGGCCGTGCAGATAAATCTCGCGTTTTAATCAACGTGGTCGCATGGCGTGAGCGTTTGCGCCAGCAGGCCGTCAATTGCCGATACATTAAGTCAAAAGCGTAATCAATAATTCGATTATTCAAACTAAAGGGAATTTCGGCATGTTTGATTATCAGATTTCCATACACCCACACTTTGACCGCGCCTGTCAGATGTTCGCGTTAAAGCACAATCTGGCGAAGCTGGCCGGACAAGTGGGCATGAATCATCAGACCTTGCGTAACAAACTGAACCCAGACCAGCCGCACAAGCTGACGTGTGACGAGCTGATGACCATCACCGATGTAACAGAAGACGCCACGCTGATCGATGGGCTTTTGGCGCGGCTTAATTGCCTGCCAGCCGTGCCAATGAATGAGGCAAAGGCAGAACGGCTAACCACGTATGTATTGCAGGCCACCGCCGCAGTGGGCACGGTTGCTGCTGAAAGCGTATCAGATGAGCGTATGACGCCAGCACGTCGGCATAACGTTATCGAGAGTATCAACGCGGGTGTGCGTTATTTGTCGCTAGTCGGCTTAACGTTGCAAGCGCGTATTCAGGCTAACCCCGCGTTAGCGTCAACCGTAGATGCACTGAGCGGTATTAGTGCGTCGTTGAATATTGGGTAACAGCATGTATTCGGGCACACGCTTTATTTTTGAGAGTGTGGGGAAGGAAGTTTGTATAGATGGGGATGATGTCGCGTTTTTTTATCCATCTATTGCAGATGACGGTAGTCATTTTTTGACTACAAAGAGCGGCAGAACATTCCGGGCTAAAAACGTCAGGGAAATCGTTACACAAGGGCGAGAGTCATTTAGCTCTTTAACTACGGTCTGCCGCTAGAGATTAATCAGCGTGTAAATCTGTCAATCAGGCTTTGGATTGTATGAAGGTAGGTTTCACGCTGATCGCTTTGAGGAGGATATTGGTTAAGTTCTTTGCGAATAGTCTCGGTGAGTTGAGTGTAGTCACCCTGAGCAAGGTTCAAGACCTGAGAAAGTAGCCCAGTGATAACAATGTTTTGGAGGTTAATTTTATCTTGCAGTGTATCTATTTGGTTTTCAAGGAATTGGATTTTTTCGTATTCAGCGTCATTAAGCATGGGGTCAGTCCATCGAGAAAGTCAAAAAACATTAGCGGTTAATCATATAGCCATATGTGGCCTTTGTTAAATACCCGGCACCTATTCGCAACCGTCTATCCGTGGGCGGTTACCAATAGGAAGGAGGAAACCATGCAAGCACCGATATCAATCGCGCCGTTCCTCTGGTGGCACCAGACGGAGACAAAGCCCGATTTTACGATTACCAAAGGCAAAGGCCGTCAGGGGATCATCATCCGTACCCGCTCGGCAAATTATGCCCAGAGGGTTATCCGTTCTATCAAGTCAGTGATACGGGGGAACGCATGACAGCCTTTACTGTCAGCAGTATGCAGAACTTACCCGCCGGGCTGCGCAACGTGATCGGCAAACACTTTGCCGATAGCCGCTGGCGTGAAACCTGTGCCTATTACAACAGCCTGCATGAGCGCGACCGCTTGACCATTTGCTTTCATGCGCAGATGAAAAAGAGCCAGACCGTTTACCGTCTGGAGGAAATGCCAACCGCAGAGCGTGAACGGATTGTCTGCGCCATTGATGAACTGCGCCGGGCTTTTTCAAAGGTGCGTAGTCGGGGCGTAAATACGTCAACGTTTCTGAGCTGGTTAAATGTCGGCGAGAGAAAAACCTTATTTATGCACACGGGGTTGACTGAAAAAGAATTTAATCAACCTTATTGGCGTATTGAAGATGAATCATGCCAATGGCGTAAACCACTATTACGCGCCTTAAATGAGCTATTTAGTTTATTTGAAGCTGCCCCCGACATTCTGACGGCAATTAAACCCGAAGAATATCTGAATTAAATAACCACCTGAAATTAATTAGGCGCTTAACCGCGTCGGGAATCCCTTTATCTGAGGATTATATGCACATGTATAAAACAGTCGGTCAGGCGATGCATCGCAAGGCTGAAAGCGAGGGCATTCAGTTAATGCTTTCTCAGGCACGCACCGAGGCGAAAGCCGATGCGCACACGTCTTTTTCTTCTCGTCTGGATAAGCTGGCGACTCATGCCGCTATCCATGAATTAAGCAGCGTGGAAATCATCGAATTATTACGGCAGGAATCCGAAGCCTTTAATAACTCCGGGTCAGATATTAAGGCGATGATGTAATGGAAAACCCTGCTTATAACCGCGTCGATATCAACGGTAATTACGCAATAGCGAAAGTCGGCTATGACTTTGCGCTGGGTGAAATTAAATGCGGGAAAGAAGACGGCGACCAGCCGTATTTATCCACGCTGGCCGTTTATCAGAATCCCGTCAGCCTCATTAACGATTTTGTGCATCGTGCGATCGGCACCGAAATCTGGCGTGGGAACGTTACCGACACAAAGAAACTACTAACCGAAAGCAAACGCTTTGCGGCGCTGTGCCAGTCAGCCTTTGACCAGTTAAACAGCGATAAGGTGGAGTAATTATGCAGTCTATTGATTGGAACGAAATTTCACGCCGCGGGCTTTTAGTCCGCATAAATAACGAAATTATGCACCCCATCGGGCTTGCCATATTTCGTGATACAGATAGTGGTGTTTCTGGAGGCGCATTAGTCGCTGATGATGGTGTTTGGCAGTACGAACAGAACTTTTTAGTATCGGTAGCAGCCAGCGCAAGCCAGCTCAAATTGCTGCCTTGCCCGTTCTGCGGTTCAGAAGCACATTTTGACTCGGTCAGTGAACATCTCATGTCCGATGAACGGGTTTACGCCCCCGCATGTACCGAATGCACATGCGAACTAATGAACGGCCCGGTAAGAAACTACGCGGGGTCAGGCTGGTACAAAACTAAAGAAGCCGCCGCTACAGATTGGAATTGCCGACGAGTAGCGCAAGGTGGTGCAGCATGAGTCCTCGCATTATGCCCGCCGGGCTTATTCGTCCCAATTGCCCACCGTCTCCGCCGTCTTCATCCCTTGATCCGCTGGGATTGGCAATCCAAGCGCGTGCGTTGGCGGTGCTGATCGACGCTCACGAGCGAGAAAAAGCCGATTTAACTGAACTGGTACTCAGCGAAATTAGTGATTTTTTTGCAGGTATCGGCCAACCCGGTGCACCAGAAACGCCGGAAGAAATGCAGGCCGCATTAATGGCGCGTGTTGAATCAGTGATGCGCGATCATCAATGACCATTACCCACCGTGGGCGCTCCGCTCCCACCCCACCGCCACCTTTCCCCGGCAACACCCGCGATGCGTTCGTGGGTGCGTATCCGTGGAACGCCCCCCGCCCGGCCATCGTACCGGAAGAAAGACAGCTTACCCGTGAGGAATGGACTCAGGGGCAAGCCGTTTTAGCGAAAATTAACCAGCAACCGCACTTCCTGCGCGAAATCTGCCTGAATCGTTACGCTTACCTGAAAAAAAATAAAGGGATGCTGAGCGCTAATCGTTTTCTGACTAACAGCTTTATGCAGCGCATGTGGCCGCGTATTGAGGCAATCAATAGCCGCCATGCCATGAACCGCCACGCCTCCGAGCGTTTCCTGTCTGAATCTGACGCCTATCAAACGCTCCCCGGCATGAATGACAAAGCGCTGGGGCGTCTGGCTGCGCGTATTTCCGACCAGATATTTTCTGCGTATGAGGAAATGAGCGATGCCATGAAAGCGCAGCTCGGCGGCCAGCCGGACGCGCTCTTTACCGACGCGGCACAGGCCGATCTTTTCGGACATGTTGCCAGCATGGCGCGTGCGTTCAATGTCACCCCGCTTTTCTGGAAGAAATACCTCAAAGGCACGCTGAATATACGCAAGGCAATAGCCAGCCTGCGACGCCTGATTAATGAAGAATGGTGGGTGCGACAGCTTAAAGCCCAGCGCACCCGCTGGCGTGAAGCGCTGATGATTGCCGTCGGTCAGGTCAGTAAAAAGGCGTCCCCCTATGCTAGCCGGATGGCGATCCGTGATGTACAGGCGCGTCGCCTCGCCAATATGGATTACCTGAAAAGCTGTGAGCTGGAGAACGTCGCAACAGGTGAACGTATCGACCTGATCGACAAAGTGATGGCAAGTATTTCCAACCCGGAAATTCGTCGTATGGAGCTGATGAGTACCATCGCCGGGATTGAGCGTTACGCCAGCGAACAGCGAGATGTCGGGATGTTTATCACTATCACCACGCCGTCGAAGTATCACCCGACCCGCGTGATCGGCAAGGGCAGCGCTAACGAGAAAGTCCAGTTTAACCGAAGCTGGGACAATGAAGCCTTTACGCCGAAAGACGGACAGCGCTATCTGGTTAAAATTTGGGGCAAGATGCGCACCGCATTTAAAGACGCAGGCTTGAAAGTTTACGGGATGCGCGTTGTTGAGCCGCATCACGATGGGACGCCACACTGGCACATGATGCTGTTTTGCCAGCGCGCACATCGCCAGTCAGTCATCGATATTATGCGTCGCTATGCCCTGAGAGAAGACGGTGACGAGCGCGGCGCGGCTAAGTACCGCTTTGAATGTAAACACCTCAATAAAGGCGGCGCGGCTGGCTATATCGCTAAATACATCGCCAAAAATATTGACGGCTACGCGCTGGACGGCCAACTGGATAGCGAAACCGGAAAGCCGCTGCGTGATATGGCCGCAGCCGTGACCGCGTGGGCGTCGACATGGCGCATCCCGCAATTTAAACCTATCGGTATTCCCACGATGGGCGCTTACCGTGAATGCCGAAGTGGCACATTACGCAGCGTCAATCTTACTGACCAGTTTGACGAACAGGTCGAAGCGGTTCGCTTTGCTGCCGACGCTGGCGACTTTGCCGCCTACATGGACGCTCAGGGCGGCGCAAATGTTTCACGCGAACTGCAAAGGGTGCGTGTTGCGCGCCGTGTATCGGACACGCTCAACGAGTATGACGAAGAAGTGAAAAAGGTGATCGGGATTTTCGCCCCGCACTTGGGCGAGGGTCATGTTTTTGAAACCCGTACAACCGAATGGCGCATCGTTTCTAAAGCCGTTGACCTTGAGCCGTTGACTTTAAAAAGCGCCCCCGGCGCGCCTCGGAGTCCTGTCAATAACTGTGGGTTGGGTTCTCAGCGGTCGGGCGCAGATGTCAAAAAGCAGGCCGAAAACAGCGGCATAGCAGCGACATCAGAAACCGATAACCCACCGATTGACTGGAGTGACGACGCGGCTGTGAGGGCGCTAGGAATGCGTCTACGTGAGCAATCCGTCAGAAAGAACCATAAACAGCGCAACTTTAACCCCAATAGCCTCCGCGATCCGTCACCGTCAGCCAGATTGACGGGCGAGGAACGGGACCGGATCCCCCATATCCAGCGTGATTTGTCACAACGAGGTATCGCAGTTCAACGCTGGGAGCTGGAAGCGCTGGCGCGTGGGGCAAAGATGAAGGTTGACGGCGAACTTATTTCATACCCGGTGGCTGATGAGTGGCCGGGGTTTAGTAATCAGATGGAGATAGTAAATGAATAAAATCAATGGATTAATAAAACAGATGGGTGAATTAGCCGAAGAGATACTGGAGTTGCAAGCGGAAGGACGTGGTGGGAGTGACTTAATACATCTGTATGACCGAGCAGATACAGTATTCAGTGCTGGGAACGTCAAAGCGCTGCTTCAAAACAACGATGCCTTGATCGCCACGATTGAAATGCAAGACCAGAAGATTCAAAAACTGGAATTGCAACAAGCAGAGACTGGGGAACAAGAATTTGTAGCGATCGAATGGCGTGACGAAAAAACGGGTCATTGGAAACGGCTAAAAAATCAGAGGTCAGGCTAGGTTGTAAAATTCGTAAACTATTCGCACAACCCGTGCCGCCGAAGACGATGGTTGAATGATGCCTAAATCCCCCACCGAACGTAAAGCCGTCCAGCGCGCACGTCAGCGTGATGCTGGCATGATTTAAAGTTAATTCTGTGACGTGTCACGGCGTGAAATGTTTAAGTAACATGTCACGCCATTTTTCATGGTGTGGAACACATAACCAATCAGTCACCCGGAGCACACGAAGTGATTGACGAAAATTTCAATATGTAAAATACTGTATGCGCATACAGTAAAAATAAGGAAATGGCACCCCTTGGAAAACACGGAACACATACAAGCCGTTTTGTCGCGGGTTCAGTTAATCGCAGACATATCGTTAGTGGCTCAGTGCGATGTAGACGAATTAAAAACCGCGATGTCAATCATTGCGGATTTAGCGAACGGCACGATAGAAACCAGAGAATATCGGCAGATTACTGATAAATCGGAACTAGTCGAATACCTGAAAAAACGATTAGAGGATGCCGTCTTTTAGCCATGCATGCATAACCCGCATGATTTTGCATGATGGTCTATCCCGATTTATCCCCGTTAGTGCCACAGATGGCGCGGATCGCGCTGGATCACTCGTGCATGAAAGTCGGCATGAAAAGCGGGAAGCGGGCAGGCGGGGAGAGGTGCGAGCGGTGGGGTAAGAGGCAGATAGGCTTGGCAAGCCATACATAATTATTTGAAAAAAATTCTTGCTTACATATTAACTAAAGCTACCCTGCATGTTAAAGAACTACATATATGTGCTACAGTACTAATAGGGATAGATAATTTAGGTAAAAGAGACATGAAAATAAAAATTAATAATTTTGGCACTATCTCAGACGCAGATGTTCACATAGGCGGCTTAACAGTTATTACTGGAGAAAACGATACTGGAAAAAGTACAATTGGAAAGGTTGCTTTTTCATTGGTAAAAGCAATCTCAAGATATGAAGAAGGCCTTGAGGAAGAGAAGGAAGATAAAATAAACTCAATCGTGGATAGAATTTATTTTAATCTTCGTAGAAGTGTTAGTATTGTAGCTAATCCTAGACTTAGAGAGTTGTTCACCCCTAGGAAATTTTTTACACAAATTAAAATTGATACTTATAAAACGATTAATGAAAGAAGAGAATTCATCGACTCTTTAAAAGAGAATGGAGTGATATCGTACTTATTGCACCAAGCCTCTCATGAAGATCTTAATAAGATTATTGATATTCTAGAAGAATCTGAGGATGAAATATCTTCAATTAATAAAGCTTTGAGAAAAGGATTTTATTCTGAATTCAAAGGTGAAATAATACAAAAAGGACATGAAAGCCCTGTAAAAGCCTCGCTCGAAGTTACTGATGGCGTGAGCGAACTTATTGACCTAAAATGGACTAGAGATGGGATTTATCACTTTGTATATAGTGATAGTTTAGGATACGCAGATGCGACTTATGTGGACTCACCAAGCGCAGTGCAATTCCACAATTTAGTTCAGTTTGCAAAAACATTATATGATAATACGTCAGAACCCGGCAGGCCGACCGTTCCTTTTCATTTAAAAGACTTATCTGCCAAACTTAGTGATTCAGCTTATAGCCTTTTTGAACACTCTGATTTATTTCCAGAAGGTACTTTTTTATATGACTCGGTGCTTATTTCCAAAAAAATAAGTTTAGCTCTTGGTGGCGAGGTTGTTTTCGATCATGAGGCAAGTGATTTTTTCCTTGAAAAACAAGGCTTTAGAATTTCATCAGGAAATATTGCGTCGGGAATAAAATCACTCGGCATTCTTGATATGTTAATTAAAGGTGGTTCTGTACAACCAAATTCATTATTAATAATAGATGAACCTGAAGTTAACTTACATCCTAAATGGCAAGTTTTGTATTGTGAACTCATTTGTGATTTGGTAAGGCTAGGCGTAGATATTATTATAACCACGCACAGTCCCTATGTACTGGATGCGTTAAAGCATTATAGTGAAAAAAATGGTATCGAAAATAGTTTTTATCTAACGGAAAGATTTCCTAACGAGCCATATACATATTTTTTAGATATTACTAAAAATGTATCTCACGCCATAAGTTTATTAGCTGCCCCACTGAGAGATCTAAATCAGGAATATTTAAATGATTTCTAATGAAGAGCTAATTTTTAGCAAACTAAATGAAATATATTCTGATTCTAAAAAGGATATAACCAGCCTGAGTTTAAACGATTCTGGCGATAGAGAATTCATCATATGTGATGCTATGGCATTTAATTATGATTCTGTATGGAATTGTTCTGGAATATACAGAAACGAATTGAAGGAAAAATCTCCAGATGCCCTGTTCTATCATGATTCAAAATTATATTTCGTAGAATTTAAAGAGGGCGGAAGCAGAAAAGAAGATATTAGATTGAAAATCCATGAGGGGATAACTACTTTATATCATTTTGTTTGCAAGCACATACCATCTATTACTAAGAAAGAATTTGTTGATCTCAACATTAACTATGCTGTTATTTGTCGTTCACAGTCAGATAAATCAGTCCTCAGTGCGGATTTATTAAATGCTTTAGAAAATTCATCTCGAAAATATAATCTTAAAAACCTAGAGGGTTTTTTAATTAAACAAACGGCTATTGTTGACGAACCTAGACAAATTTTAAATCTTTTACATAAAATCACTGCCGGCACTGTCACTAACATCTGCATTTTTGAACATATGGGAGAAACGCAAAATTTCAGCATAACACAATGATTAATATAGCTTTATAGCTTTCTTCGTAGCACATCGAGTGACATGAAAAAGCTATAAAGCATCTATAGTTCAAATTAATTTGCTAATTGGTAGTCTATAAATTGAATTACCTTCATTCCTATCCAATCATTAACCTCTTTCATCCGTTCTTGCAACGGCGTCAACTCGTTCCTGACAAACACCTGACTCGCCTTTTCCACATCCCCAAAACCGCCCGTGTTATTCGGGATAATCCCCATCATCTGCGGCGGCACCCGGTGGGCGCTGAGCAGATCATCACGGCTGGCATTCTTGATGTTAAAGAAGTCGTCTTTGGTTGCCACCTCGCTGAGCGGCACAATTTTGATGCCGTCCGGCTTGCCGTTGGGCGCGTAGAAAAACAGGTTCTTAAAATTCCCCAGCCCTTTCGTATTGCTCATCGCGGCGCGCAACTTGTCTACGTCAGTGCCACTTTGTGCCGCATCGGTCACATACATGATGTAACCCGCGTGTGCACCGTTCTGGTAATACTTACGCCGGAACAGCGTCGCCGACTCATTCAGCCACGCCGAGTTCAACGAGCTGATATATTCCGGCAGGCCGTACATTTCCTGATTGATATCCGGCTCCAGCAGATGGAACACGCTACCCGGTTCAAAGCGGTGCGGCTCTTTGAATGACTGCACGAACCAGTAAACATCCTCCTCTACGCCGCGCCGGGTATATTTGGCCGGACTAGACTCAAGCCGTAATAAGCCCCCTACCCGATTCAGGCGCTTTTCCAGAAATGCATTCCCAAACACCAGATAGTCGAGCACGAAGCGGCTAAAGTCCTGCTGACTTAGTAGCGGGTGCGGAATAAACGTGCTTACCAGAATGTTACGTTTCACGTAAATCGGTGAGCTGTGATGAACGGCAGCGCGCAGGCTTTTAGCCAGACCGCTAAAGCTGATCGGCGGCTCAATCCACTTGCCGTTATGGATACACTCGGCATAGTCCAAAATGTCGCGGCGATCCAGAACGGCGGACGGCTCACCAAAAGTAAACGCCTCCATTGGCTGTGCCTGGGTGACGGGTGCTGATGTTAGCTGGCGATATTTACGCTTTTTCATTCGTTAAAATCCAAAATGCTGACAGGGACATGACCGTTAATCGCGGTCAGGGGTTCGTTTAACAGCGCGTGCATGGTTGCCCATGCCACATCGGCGTGGCTGATTTCTTCGCTGCGGCTGGCTTCATAGGTGGTGCGGTTACCGCTGGCCGTCATGGTTTTGCGTATGGCCATGAACGATTGGGTGATGTCGGTGTGGCTGGTGTCGTACTCCAGCCGCCCGCTGGTGATGGTGTCTTTCGCCTTGAGCACCATCGCGGTTTTAATCTCCGGTGAGTATTTGATTTCGCGTGCGGCCGGGAAGAAGCCGCGCACAAGCTGGTAAACGCCCTGACCGATGCCCGTTGCATCAATGCCGATGTATTCGACGATGTATTTTTCCGTCAGCAACTTGATAGCTTCGGCCTGTGCGGCAAAGTCCATGCCTTTCCACTGGAAGCGCTCAAGGATGCGGAATTTACCGCCCGGTGCCTGCGGCGGTGCCAGTACCACACAGCCCGCGCTGTCACCTGTGTGTGACGGGTCGTAACCAATCCAGACAGGTTTGTAGGCAAACGGCCGCAGCGCGTAGGGGTTAAAGTCCTCCCACTCTTCCAGCGCATCGACCATGCAGCGCTGTAATTCCTCAAACGGGAACACCGACGCCTTATCATCAACAAATTCACACATCAGCAGGTTCTGATACTCTGCCGGGCTGTATTCCAGCGTGAGCTGGTCAAGGTCGAACAGGTTGCAGCCCCCGGCTAGCGCATCTTCTACCGTCACAATCTGTCGCCACTGCCCGTCACCGCACAGCACGCCGCCGGAAAGGTTGGCATGGCTTAAATCCAGATGGAGGTGATCGGCTTTGTTGCTGCGTCCCTTGTTGAACAGCTCACCCGACCAGAACGGGTAAGCGCTGTGCGCCAGACTGGACGGCGTGGAGAAATACGTGGAGCGCCACTTTTTGTGCAATGACATGCCGCTGGCGACCTTGCGCAGTTCCTGAAACTTGGGTATCCAAAAATATTCATCCAGATACAGGTTTCCGGTGTAGCTCTGCGCGGTGCGGATGTTGGTGCCGAGGAAGAACAGGCGCGCCCCGTTGGGGAGCACCATCGGGTCGCCTTTCAGGTCAACATCGACCAGCCGGGCAAAGTCGATGATGTAGTTTTTAAAGACGTGCGCCTGTGCCTTACTCGCAGACAGGAAAATCTGATTACGCCCGGTGGTCAGCGCATCAATCAGCGCCTCCCGCGCAAAATAGAACGTCGCCCCAATCTGGCGCGATTTCAGGATATTGCGGATACGGTGCTGTAGCCCGGCCTGATGCCAGCCGCGCTGGTACTCGAAAATCTCACTCAGGAAAATGTCGTTCAGCTTCTCGATGGCCACATCGCTGAACATATTTTTTTCCGGTGCCTTGCGTTCACCCTTGTTGCGGTTGCGCACGTTGGGATTGAGATCGGCCTCGTTGCCCGTCTGGCTGTAGCGGTTCACCCGCGCCAGTCGCTCAATCTGACGGCCTAACAGGTCAATCTCTTTGTAGTCATGCCCCTCCTTTTTCGTCTTCATGATGAGCTGGATCAGCCGTGCTTCCAGACTGGCTTCCACACGCGATACCGGGGCGATAGCGTCCCAGCCGTCGCGCTGCTTCCAGCTCTGAACGGTCGGCGTTTTCTGGTTCAGCATTTCCCCAATCTGACGCACCGAAAAGCCCTGCCAATAGAGCAAGGCCGCCTGTCGCCGTGGGTCGCTGATGATGGTGGTATCGATGGCTGTATTCATGACGGCAAGGCTACGTCAGCGCCGACCATTACCGCCTTAAGTGCCTGTTGTGTCAGCGGTTAGCGAACCGTGATTGATGGTGCGGCAAAGTGTCACGCCGGATACTCGCCCCGACTTCCCGCAAACAACGGATGAGAAAATGGCAAAGAAAGTTTCTAAGTGGTTCCGCATCGGTGTTGAAGGTGACACCTGCGATGGTCGCATCATTGATGCGAACGATATTCAACAGATGGGCGAGGGATTTGATCCGCGTGTCTACGGTTGCCGCATCAACATTGAACACGTGAAAGGCTTACTGCCCGATAGTCCCTTCCGGCGCTACGGCGATGTGGTCGAACTGAAAGCCGAGAAGATTGAAGATGACTCGGTGCTTAACGGCAAGCTGGCGCTGTTTGCCAAAATCGACCCGACAGACGAACTAGTCGCAATGATTAAAGCGCGCCAGAAAATCTATACCTCAATGGAAATTCAGCCCAATTTCAGCAACTCAGGGAAAACCTGTCTGGTCGGTCTGGCGGTTACTGATGATCCGGCCAGCCTCGGCACGGAAATGCTGGAGTTCAGCGCAAAAGCCAAACACAACCCGCTGGCTATGCGCAAATCCTCCCCGGAAAACTTCTTTTCTGTCGCCACCGAAGTGACGCTGGAGTTTGAAGATCTGCCGGACGTGGAGCCGACGCTGTTGTCACGCATCAAAACCCTACTGAGCCGAAAACAGTCCAGCGATGACACCCGTTTTACTGATGTGCATGAAGCCGTGGCCGAAGTGGCCGGACAGGTGCAGACCAATGCCGACAACGTGGAGCAGCGCTTTACCCAACTTGAGCAGCGCCAGCAACAGGACATTGCCACGCTGACGCAGAAACTGGCCGCCAGTGAGCAGCAGTTGACTGACCTCAAAGGCACGCTGGACAAAACCGAAAACTTTTCACAGAAGCGTCGTCCCCCGGCGACAGGCGGCGACGGTGAAGCCTCGTTGCTGACCAACTGCTAACCGAGGTGTAGCCCCCTCGCCCCCCTTTTTCAGAAAGAACAGGAAAAACAATGCGTAAAGAAACCCGTTTTAAATTTAATGCCTACATGACCCAGCTTGCTGCGCTGAATGGTGTTGAGGTGGAAACCCTGAGCAAGAAATTCAGCGTTGAGCCGTCCGTCACGCAGGCGCTGATGGAAGTTGTGCAGGAATCCAGCGACTTCCTGACCCGTATTAACATCGTGCCGGTTGCCGAGCTGACCGGGGAAAAAATCGGCCTCGGCGTATCCGGGTCGGTTGCCAGCACCACGGACACCTCAAGCGGTGACGAGCGCGAAACTGCCGATCTACTGAGTCTGGAAGCGCGTCAGTACAAGTGCGAACAGATGAACTTTGATTTCCATATCCGTTACAACACCCTCGACCTGTGGGCGCGTTTTCAGGATTTCCAGTTGCGTTTACGCAACGCCATCGCCAAACGTCAGTCGCTGGATTACATCATGGCCGGATGGCATGGCGTGAAACGTGCGGCGACCTCTGACCGTGCTAAAAATCCGCTGTTGCAGGATGTGGCGGTGGGCTGGCTGCAAAAATACCGTAACGAATCCGCCAAGCGCGTGATGGGGCGTGTTGTCGCGGAGGACGGCACCGTGATTTCCGAAAAAATCCGCGTCGGTGAGAACGGCGATTATGAAAGCCTCGACGCGCTGGTGATGGACGCGACCAACACCATGATCGACGAATGGCATCAGGAAGACCCCGATTTGGTGGTGATTTGTGGCCGTCAGTTGCTGTCCGATAAGTATTTCCCCCTGGTCAACAAGCAGCAGGAAAACAGCGAAATACTGGCCGCTGATGTGATTGTCAGCCAGAAGCGCATCGGCAATCTGCCTGCGGTGCGTGTGCCGTACTTCCCGGCGAATGCGCTGATGGTGACACGTCTGGATAACCTGTCCATTTACTACATGGACGACAGCCACCGCCGCCACATTGAGGAAGTCGCTAAACGTGACCGTATCGAAAACTACGAATCCATTAAGCAGGATTACGTCGTTGAAGATTACGGCTGTGGCTGTGTGATCGAAAACATCCAGCTCGGTAAGTTCCCGAAACCGCCGGAAGCGGAAAAAGCAGCTGAGCCTGCCGCGTCAGAGGATGAAAAACCGACTGATACCCCAACCGATAACGCCGGAGCCTAAACCATGCTAAGCCCCGCCCAGCGTCACATGATGCGGGTGTCGGCTGCTGAGGCGTCGCAGCGGGAGAATGATCCGCTGCGACAGGCCACCGGATACGAGCAAATGCTGTTCCGGCTTGCGGCTGACAAACGCACGTTAAAACAGGTGCGCTCAATCGAGCGTAAAGCCGAAATGAAAAATGTCTTGCTGCCGGGCTATGCACCGTGGGTGGCGGGTGTCCTCGCCAGCGGTCGCGGCGCACAGGACGCGGTATTGATGACGGTCATGGTCTGGAAGCTCGACGCCGGAGACATCCCCGGTGCACTGGAGATTGCCCGTTATGCCATCCAGCACAAACTGGTGATGCCGGAGGGATACACCCGCCCGACGCCGTACCTGTTAGCCGAAGATGTGGCCGACGCCGCAACCCGCGCCCATACCGCCGGGCAGGCGGTCAATATTGAGCTGCTGATCGACACGCTGACGCTGACCGACGCCGAAGACATGCCCGATCAGGTGCGCGCCAAGCTGCACAAAATCATCGGTCTGATACTGCGCAGCGGCAAGCCGGAGCAAGCCCTGTTTCACCTCAAACGCGCCTTTCAGCTTGATAGCCGAAGCGGTGTGAAAAAAGACATAGAGCGGCTGGAAACCGCGCTGCGCAAAGCAGCGGCCAACCGTTAACCCAACGCGCCCCGCGCCGGGCGGCACACAGGCCGGAACAGTTCACTGTTTTCTGTGCCTGTGTCCACCGCCCACCTATTCAGAGGTTGTCATGACGACAATGATTTTCCCCGCGAAAGCGGAGCCACACCCGGATGCGGTGGTTATTCCTGTGCCTGCGCAACAGGATGCCGTAATCAAAAACACATTCTTCTGGCCGGATGTGGAGCCGGGAACCCTGCGCACGCTGATGCGTCTTGAAAACACCGTCACGCCGGAGCGCCTGCGTCATGCCGCATTAACCGCGATTTCAGAAGTGAATGCTGAGCTGTACGAGTACCGAAAAGAACAATGGGCGGCAGGGTTTACCACACTGGCAAGCGTTCCCGCCGAGCAGCTCGATGGCCAGAGCGAAAAGCATCATCACTACCTGCGTGCGGTCAGTTCCATTACCACGGCGACGCTGTACGAACGTTACCGGAGCTATGACGCCAGCGCCAAAGGAGACCGCAAGGCCGATGCGCTCGACGGCACGATTGATGAGCTGTGGCGCGATGCGCGCTGGTCAATCAGCCACTTGCAGGATAAGCCACGCTGCATCATCGGGCATATCTGATGAACGTTATCGCCCAGCAGGGCGACACGCTGGACGCCCTGTGTTATCGCCATTACGGGCGCACGCAGGGTGCTGTCGAAGCGGTGTTAGTCGCTAATCTGGGGCTGGCCGAATTCGGGGCAATTCTGCCCCACGGCACCGCGGTAACCCTGCCGGATATTGCCGCCGCCCCTGTCCGTGAGTCCGTTCAGTTATGGGAGTGAACCGTGAACGAACCCGATAAAAGTATTTTGTCTTTATTCCTGATTGGCGCGCTGATCGTCGTCGGAAAAGTGCTGGCAGGTGGGGAGCCTGTCACGTTGCGCCTGTTTATTGGTCGCGTGCTGCTGGGCGGTTTTGTGTCGATGGTGGCGGGGGTAGCGTTAGTGCAGTTTCCTAACCTGTCACCCGTCGCCATTAATGGCATCGGTGCCGCGTTGGGTATAGCAGGCTATCAGGCGATTGAACTGCTGATTAAAAGCCAACTGGACAAGAGGAAAAAAACCGATGATGAACAGTAAAAATCTGACGGCCTTTCTGGACATGCTGGCCTTTTCCGAGGGAACGGCGACGCACCCGCTGACGCGCAATCATGGCTATGACGTGATTGTCACCGGGCTGGATGGCAAACCGGAAATTTTCACCGACTACCGCGATCACCCGTTTGCGTCTGGCCGTCCGGCGAAAGTGTTTAACCGTCGGGGTGAGAAGTCTACGGCGTCCGGGCGTTATCAACAGCTTTATCTGTTCTGGCCGCATTATCAGCAGCGCATGAAGCTGCCGGATTTTAGCCCTGCATCACAAGACAGGCTGGCCGTGCAACTCATCAATGAGCGCCGGGCGCTGAATGATATTGAGCGTGGCGACATTGAAAGGGCAATTTCCAAGTGCCGGAACATCTGGGCGTCGTTGCCGGGTGCAGGTTACGGCCAGCGTGAGCACAGCCTTAATAAGCTGCTTCAGGTGTACCAGCAGGCAGGCGGAGCGCTGGCATGATGAGTAAACCCATAGCGCAGTTTCTCGCCATTGTTGCCGCCTGCCTGTTGGCAGGGCTGGCTATTACTAAGTGGCAACTGTCACGCACAGAAAACACGTTAGGCCAGCAGGCCATTACCCTGAGCCAGCAGAAAAATACGCTGCTGGCGCAGTCTGCCACTATCGGAACGTTGCAGGACAACGCCCGGCGCAACGAACAGGCACAGACGGAACTGCGCACCAAACTATCACAGGCCGGGCAACTGGCCGCGTCCCGCGATAAAACCATGATGAGGCTACTGAATGAAAATGCCGATCTGCGCCGCTGGCATGGCACTGCTTTGCCTGACGATATTAAGCGGCTGCACCGCCGCCCCGCCTTTGACAACCCCGACGCTTATTTACATTGGTTGTCCGAAGGTAACGAGCTGCCCGATACCGGGCAGCAGCCCGGAAACCAACGGTGATTTAAGCGCGGATAGCCGCCAACTGGAAAGCGCACTGGTGAGCTGTGCGCTACAGGTCGAAACCATCAAACACTGTCAGGAACAACACGATGCTGAAACCCAACAGCCTGCGCCTCGCCCTGAGTGACTCGGTGTCGGTACTGAAAAATAACCCGGACATGCTGCATGTCTTTATCGACAGCGGCGCGGTGGTGTCCACGCTGGCCGCGTCGCTGTCGTTTGAAAATCAGTACACGCTAAATCTGGTTATCACCGATTTTACTGACGATATCGACTGGCTACTGGTGCCGATTCAGGCGTGGTTACGCGAAAACCAGCCGGATATCACCCATGACAGCAAAGGTTTTACCTACATCGCTGACATTAACGATAACGGAAGCTGTGATATCAGCATCAGCCTGAAACTCACCGAGCGGGTGATCGTCAAAGAGGTTGATAAGGCGTTGCACGTCACCCACGCGCCAGAGCCGCCGTTACCTGTTCCCGTCGAGCGCCCAGTGTCGTTGTATATCAGCGGCGAGTTAGTGAGTCAGTGGCATGAATGAGCTAAAGCCGTTTGACGACAAGCTGGCCGGGCTGCTTGCCAGCCTGTCGGCGTCTGGCCGTCGAAAGTTGGCCGGAACGGTGGCAAAAGCCCTGCGCGGTAGCCAGCAGCAGCACATCAAACAGCAGCAGGCACCGGACGGCACAACCTATGCCCCGCGCAAAGCCCAGCCAATCAAGGGCAAGAAAGGCCGGGTGAAACGGCAGATGTTCCAGAAACTGCGTACCGCTAAATACCTGAAAGCCAAAGGCACCGCCGATGCGGCCAGCGTGGAATTTATCGGACGGGTACAGCGCATGGCGCGGGTGCATCATTACGGCCTGCGTGATCGGCCTAGCCGCAACGGTGCTGATGTGCAATACGAGGCACGGCCGTTGCTGGGGTTTAGCGAGCGGGAGATAAAAAAGGTTGAGGGATTACTGATAGAACACCTGAGTCAATGAAATCAGCCCCGCGAGTGCGGGGCAAACATCACGCTACGTCTTTTACATTTTCATCACGCTGCGCCAGAAAATCTTCCAGCGTAGTAATCCGACTAATTTCTTCCTGAGTACGTGCGTCGTTTTCTACTTCCCACACGTCAACACTATTTTGCAGGTTCAGCCAAAAATCAACTGACGTATCAAATGCTTTCGCCAACCGGAACGCCATATCAACCGTTAACTTACGGTTGTTATTGACCAGTGCGCTTATCGTGTTGCGGTGGACATTCAGCATTTCCGCCAAGTCATTAATCTTCAAACCTGTAGGTTCTAGATATTCATATAACAAGACATCGCCTACGGATGTCGGCTTGCGTTGTGCCTGTGCCATATATTTTCCTTCGGTCTACGGGTCTACGGGTCTACGGGTCTACGGGTCTACGGGTCTACGGGTCTACGGGTCTACGGGTCTACGGGTCTACGGGTTATTTGTGCTTTTTATAACCATGGTCGTCAAGGTAGATATCCTCTGCTTTACCATCAACCCATTTAAAAATCAGGCGATATTGGATATTTACTCTGATGGATGAATATTCCCCCAATGGTGGGTTAAGGTTCTCGTATCGGTTCCCCGGCGGCGATCTAAGGTCTTTTGCTGAAACCGCCGCGTTGATGATATCCAGCTTGCGGGACAAGGATGTAACCACATCGACAGGTATCTTTTTATGCGACTTGCCATACATAAAAAAATCTTCCAGCCACTGATCCCGAAAGCTATGAATGCTGCGCATTTTTTGCATCCGTCGCTCCCTCATTTGTTGTGCGTGCAATTGTAATGCACTCATGCACTGTGCGCAAGTGCATAAACAAAACGGTTGATTTTACCTGACAGTTTCCGCTATGGTTCGCTCCACGAGGACTCAAAACCTCTTCTCAGTGCGGTCAGAACCAACCCCGTTAGTGTTGGATTTTTTATGCCTGTCATTCAGTGAACGCATAGCGCGGTCACACCCCGATCAATGTCGGGAGGGCGACGAATACAACACCCGAAAGGGGAATAAGTCCGCGGCTTCACTGAGCCGTTTTGAGCCTCCCGACACCACCATCAAAAGTGGTTATCTCAAAGAAATCAGTGAGGTCGTTATGACTACCCAACTATCTGTAGAAAGCCTGTCCGTTATCTTGTACTCAAATGCTCCAGTAATCACGACTGAGTTATTGGCAAATCTGTACAATACGCAACCAGATTACATCCGTAAAAACTACAGTCGTAATACCGAGCGTTTCGTTGCTGGAAAACATTACTTTTTGCTTGAAGGCGATACTCTTCGTGAGTTTAAGAACAGAATGTCTTTAAGACCTTCAGTGAAAGTTTCCCGTAATGCTCGTAGCCTCATCCTCTGGACAGAACGCGGCGCTGCCCGTCACGCGAAGATGCTTGAAACCGATCAGGCGTGGGATGTGTTCGAGAAACTGGAAGAATGCTACTTCAATCCGCAAGCAAAAGTTGTTCAGCCAGAACCTAAAAAACCTGTTCACCCTTGCGAACTGGAATTTTATATTCCTGAGACGCCGCTTATCTTCAACCATATCCAAACCTCGCAACTCAATGCGTTATTCAAATCTGTGGAATATTTGACCATGGATTTTTGGCCGCATATGCAAGCGCTGTTCCCAACATTGGATTGCAAACACGGTTCAGCGGTTAATACCGTGAATCTGCTGATGCGGTTGTTGAAGGATAAACGTGCAGAGTGTGAGGAATTGAGTAAGCAGGACTGATTTATTGGTAACTGCCCCGCTTTGTGGCGGGGCTACTTACGCATTTATTTTCCCTTCACGCTTTCAATCAATTTAGCAATTTGCTCAATTCCGTCAAAGGTTGAAGGGATCTTATCTTCTGATGGCATGATGTTTGAAAAAATTACATTTTCGAATTTTCGCAATGATTCTTTATCTTTCATATCTTCAGCATATTCTGAATAGTTTTGAATAAATGTGCATAGCGATTTTCTAAGTTCGATTTGTACCACTTGAGATTTTATTGATTGAAAGTTACTTAGTGAAACCTTAAAGTAATAAACCATTATAGCAGTTATTGATACAGCTGGTATTAATAAAGCCAACTTTGATTGGTCAATTTTCACATCATCCTTAATCGATAGAAAATAAAAAAACTCAGAAGCTAATGGTAACAATGCTAATGTAGCTAAAATAATAACATATGCAAGAGCGTTTCTTGACTCAACTCTTTTTATGATTAATAAATTATTAAAAGCCTTACTCAGCCCCACAAAATTATAAGCAATTTCTTGCCTTTCAAGTATTGTACTTAAAGCCTCAACTTTCTTGGTTTGCGTTTCTATTTTTTTATTCCAACTAGTCATAAGCTCTTTCATTGAGCCTTCTGATTCAGCAGCTTTTATGAAATGTTTCACATCATCAGATTGGTATTTTTCACGCATTAAATAAAATGGCAGAATGTTTATCGAGAAATCTATTCTTGTTAGAGCAGTCCCGTTAAATTCCCCTCTTTCTTTTATCGCGAAGAATTTAACCTCACTTAGCGGGGGGCCTAATTCAAAATCTATTTTAAAACTATACTCCATTAAAAACCTGAATAAAGTTGAAAATAAAAGATTTAAACTATTATCATCAGTGCCACCAAATTCAAGCAACTCATTTAAATTACCAGACATCTCCCTTATATTAAAGGATGTGTATTTATCCCAATCGTCAGCATTGCTGAACATACTTTTCAAAATAACAGTACAATAATAACTTCTTGATGCTTTGAAATCCCCTCCTGAAATAACCTCGGATATGGAGGCTATTTTTCTTTGAATTAATGTTTTTGTTTCTTTTATTTTAAAGAATTCATCCATTTCAATACATCTCATTTAGAGTAATTAATAGCGTTGTTTCGAGCATGAAACAACGTCAAAGGTTTGTGTGAGTCGCAAAAAGTATCCACCATGAAGCAATGAAAACACAAGCCACCCTTAACGAAATCCAGCGCTTATTGCGCAATCTGATCCGTGTCGGCGTCGTGACCCACGTCAACACAGCGGACGTCCTCTGCCGGGTACAAACCGGAGGCATGACGACAGGCTGGTTGAACTGGTTAACCCGCCGTGCTGGCCGTTCCCGCGACTGGTGGGCACCGTCCATCGGTGAGCAGGTGTTGATCCTGTCCATCGGCGGCGAACTGGACACCGCCTTTGTGCTGCCCGGCATCTATTCCGATGACCACCCCGCGCCGTCGGCGTCTGCCGATGCGTTACATATCAGCTTTCCCGATGGTGCGGTTGTCGAGTACGAACCCGCCACCGGGGCGCTGACCGTCAGCGGGATTAAAACCGCAGATATCACCGCGTCTGAATCCATTACTGCCACGGTGCCGCTGGTCACGGTGAAAGCGTCAACCCGCATCACATTAGACACGCCCGAAGTGGTGTGTACCAACAAGTTGATTACGGGAACGCTGGAGGTGAAACAAGGCGGCACGATGAGCGGCAACATTGAGCATTCCGGCGGGTCGCTGTCGTCCAATGGCAAGGTGTTACACACCCACAAACACCCCGGCGACAGCGGCGGCATAACGGGTGCGCCACTATGACAGCCCGCTACCTCGGCATGAGCCGTGACAGCGGCCAGACGCTCGGCGACCTTGAGCACATTCGACAGAGCGTGCGCGATATTCTCATTACGCCCGTCGGGTCGCGGGTGATGCGCCGGGATTACGGGTCGCTGCTGTCAGCGCTGATCGACCAGCCGCAAAACCCCGCCGTGAAATTACAGGTCATGGCCGCGTGTTACATGGCGCTGCTGCGCTGGGAGCCACGCATCACGCTGACGGCCATCAACCTGACAAGCACATTCGACGGCAAGCTAGCCGTTGATATTACGGGCGTGCTGGCTGACAGCAACGCCGTTTCCCTTTCTGTTCCTGTGAGCTGACACATGGCGATGATTGATTTAAGCCAGCTTCCCGCGCCTGCCGTGGTTGAAGAGCTGGACTACGAGGCAATTTACACCGAGCGCAAAGCGATGCTGCTGTCGCTCTACCCGGAAGACCAGCGCGCCGCCGTCGCCCGCACGCTGGCGCTGGAATCCGATCCGCTCGTCAAGCTGTTGCAGGAAAACGCCTACCGCGAATTGTTATGGCGCCAGCGCGTCAATGAGGCCGCACGCGCCGTGATGGTGGCATTTGCGCAGGGGAATGACCTCGACCAGCTCGGCGCCAATTTCAGCGTTTCCCGTCTGGTTATCACCCCGGCTGACGATTCAACCCTGCCGCCAACGCCAGCCCTGATGGAGTCCGACAGCGATTTTCGCCTGCGCATTCAACAGGCGTTTGAGGGGCTGAGCGTTGCCGGGTCGGTCGGTGCCTATCAGTACCACGGACGCAGCGCCGACGGTCGGGTCGCCGATGTGTCGGTTATCAGCCCCAGCCCGGCCAGCGTCACCGTGTCGGTACTGTCACGCGAGGGCAACGGCAGCGCCAGTGCGGAACTGGTCGCCATCGTTGCCGCTGCGCTGAACGGCGAAGACGTGCGCCCGGTGGCTGACCGGGTAACGGTGCAATCCGCCGCCATTGTGCCGTATGAGATTGATGCCACGCTGTATCTATATCGGAGTCCTGAAGCGGAGCCAGTGCGCGCCGCCGCCGAACAGAAGCTGAAAGCCTATATCAGTGCGCAGCACCGATTGGGGCGGGATATTCGCCGCTCGGCGATTTACGCTGCGCTGCACGTCGAGGGCGTGCAACGGGTCGAGCTAACGACACCCGCCGCCGATATCGTGCTGACCGCCGCGCAGGCGTCCTATTGTTCCGGCTATCAATTGGCTGTGGGCGGTGCCGATGAGTGATACCCGCTTGCTGCCTGTCGGATCGTCCGCGCTCGAAGTCGCCGCCGCCACTGCCTGTGCAGAGATTACCCGCGTACCGATTCCCCTGCGCCTGCTGTGGAACCCGGACACCTGTCCGCCTAACCTGCTGCCGTATCTGGCGTGGGCGTTTTCCGTTGACCGCTGGGATGAGGCGTGGCCGGAGAGCGTGAAACGTCAGGTGATCCGCGATGCATTCTTTATCCATCGCCACAAAGGCACGATTGGTGCGCTGCGGCGCGTGGTGGAGCCGTTTGGTTATCTGATCCGTATCAGCGAATGGTTTCAGAACGGCGGAGAGCCTGGCACGTTCCGGCTTGATATCGGCGTGCAGGATAACGGCATCACCGAAGAAACCTTTTACGAGCTGGAACGCCTGATTGCCGACGCCAAACCCGCGTCACGTCACCTGCTGGGGCTGAATATCAACCTCGACACACAGGGTGCGGCCTATGTTGCCGCTACAACATACAGCGGTGATGACCTGACCATTTACCCCTATTTTCCTGAAACCATTACTGTATCCGGTCTGGATGTGACCGGGGCAGCACTTCATTTAATCGACAACGTGAGCGTAACCGCATGAGCGCAACCTATTTTGCCCTGTTAACCAACATCGGCGCGGCCAAACTGGCTAACGCGACCGCGCTGGGTAGTCGTCTGAACATCACCCGGATGGCCGTGGGTGACGGCGGCGGCGTATTGCCAACCCCAAACCCGGCACAAACCAAACTGATTAACGAAAAGCGCCGGGCGGCACTCAACAACCTGAGTATTGACCCGAAAAACCCCAGCCAGATTATCGCTGAGCAGGTGATCCCCGAAAATGAAGGCGGTTGGTGGGTGCGGGAAGTCGGCCTGTTTGATGACGACGGCAATCTGATTGCTGTCGCCAATTGCCCTGAAACGTACAAACCGCTATTGCAGCAGGGAAGCGGCCGCATTCAGACCGTGCGCATGATTTTGATTGTCAGCAGTACCGACGCCGTGACGCTGAAAATCGATCCGGCTGTCGTGCTGGCAACGCGGGGTTATGTGGATGATGCATTGGCGGAGCATGAAAAGAGTCGCAAACACCCTGACGGGACACTGACGGCAAAAGGATTCGTGCAACTGAGCAGCGCGACGAACAGCGACAGTGATGTACTGGCCGCAACCCCGAAAGCAGTAAAGGCCGTGAATGATAACGCCAACGGGCGGGTGCCGTCTGGCCGTAAGGTAAACGGTAAGGCACTGACGGCTGACATTACGCTGGGTGCCGGAGATGTCGGGGCATACACCAAACTGGAAACCGATACGGCTGTTTCTGTCGCCACCACTGCCGCGAATACTGCCGCTACGGCAGCGGCTAACGCCAACACGAACGCTAATGGCCGCGTGCCGTCCGGGCGTACCGTCAACGGTAAAGCGCTGTCGGCAGATATCGCGCTGGGTGCCGGGGATGTGGGGGCATACACCAAAGCGGAAACCGATACCCGCGTCGCCGCAGCAACCACCGCCGCGAATAATGCCGCTACGGCAGCGACTAACGCGAATACCAATGCCAATGGACGTGTGCCGTCTGGCCGTACCGTTAACGGCAAAGCGCTGTCGGCAGATATCGTGCTGGGCGCCGGAGATGTCGGAGCATTAACCGATACGCAGGCCGCGCAAAAATACGCGCTACGTTCAATTAAAATCAACGGGAAGCCATTGTCTGCTGATGTCAATTTATTAGCGGGTGATATTGATACATGGAATAAAACAGAATCCGATGGGCGCTTTCTGATGAAATCGGCAACCGCTGCCGCTGCAACTAGACTGGCGAACCCTCGCAAAATTAACGGCGTGGTATTCGATGGGACTGCTGATATCAATCTCACTCCTGAAAACCTCGGTTTTGGGGAAGTCTGGTTTTCTGAACAACGGCGTATGATACTGAATGAGCAAATTATAATTGAGCATCGCATATCTGAGTTGAATGTTGATTCATGTGTTACTGACGTGATGATTGTGTGTGTTGCTGATAGTGAGAACTACAAGGCTGGTGATGTCTTAATGTGTCCTGCGGGATTAATTTCAATCGCTGGCGCATCACGATATTTGCCGCTTACAGCAGGGATTTCGACGACTCATATTCAATTCAATGTGCCCAATCGCGGGCTTTTTGGTTGTGATAAACTTTCGGGTGGCGGGATTGTCATCGGAACACAAAATGAAATGAATAACTGGGTTGCTGTTCTAAAAATAATTAAATTTTAAAAAAAAATCAAATGGCCCATCAGGGCCATTATGATAATAGCCCTGATGGGTTGATTATCAAATTACTCGTAGTCTAAATAATGCCGATGATATTGCTTGCGCGGGAAGCAACTGACTTGGAATCCCGCTTGCAGATACAACATTTTGAATTATCGCATTAGCAGCAGCAAGTTATTCAATACGCTGAAATAGCGTAACGCGTCGTGAGCCAGATTCGGTACTCGGTAAACGTCCCAAGCAGCGCCACACGCCGACCATCGCATTAGATGATGAAATGGTAATCCCCGCAGCATTATTTGGCGTCAGATAACTGCCATCCACAGACGAACCGAATTCAATTATCCCAGCAGATACATTGCAAAGCGCTAACGCTAACGAGCCTACAGCGCCAGCTTCTGCAAAACCGAGGTTTTGTGTGGTGCTCATCGCTGCCAATTTTGCAAGAATCGCTATTTTCTATTGAATGGAAATACATAAAATATGGCGAAAATCGGTTACATGCGAGTGTCAACAAATGACCAAAACAGTGATTTACAGCGGAACGCATTGATTAGCGCGGAATGTAGACAACTTTTTGAAGATAAAATGAGCGGTAGGGTTGCTAATCGCCCCAGATTAAAACGAGCATTGAAGACGTTGCAGGCGGGCGACACACTAGTAGTCTAGAAACTGGATCGGCTGGGGCGCAGTGTGAAAAATTTGGTAACTCTGATATCAGAGTTACACGACAGAGATATAAATTTTCGTTCATTAACAGATAGCATTGATACGGGAACCGCAATGGGACGCTTCTTTTTTCACGTCATGAGTGCGTTAGCAGAAATGGAACGTGAACTGATTGTTGAAAGAACACTTGTAGGATTGGCCGCAGCAAGGGCAAAAGGGCGTATCGGCGGCAGGCCAACAGCGTTCACAAATGATGAAAAAGAAATTATTCATCAACTAATTATTAACGGACATAATCGCCAACAACTAGCTATTATTTACGATGTAGGAATATCTACCATCTATAAACATTTCCCTGCCAACACTGATCGCTAGCACCGATCAATAACGCCTAATCGATCTGTATAAACGTTTATAAAATAGTCACCCAAAATGCCATTATGTTGTTGGTTTTAAAAATAATGACATGTCAGGGAAAGCAAAGCCCACCGTTAGCGAGACGGTGGGCTTTTTTTGTGCCTGTTTTCCGTCTCTTTGTTGTACCAGCCCCCACCGTACCCGCATGACTCGCCCATGCTCGCACCACACCGGACAATAACCGCTCCTAATGCAGCAATAGTGCTATTAGCTGGAGCCTGAATTTATGAGTGATTTTCACCACGGCGTGCAGGTCGTCGAAGTCAACGACGGTACGCGCGTTATTTCTACTGTATCAACGGCCATTATCGGCATGGTGTGTACCGCCGCCGATGCTGATGAGGCAACCTTTCCCCTCAATATCCCGGTACTGATTACCAATGTGCTGTCTGCCGTCGGCAAGGCCGGGAAAAAAGGCACGCTGGCCGCTGCCCTGTCTGCCATCGCCGACCAGTCCAAACCCGTCACCGTTGTGGTACGAGTGGCCGAGGGTAAAGATGAAGCCGAAACCATCAGCAATGTGATCGGCGGCAGCGACGAAAACGGCAAATATACCGGGATGAAAGCCCTGTTAGATGCCCTGTCGGTAACAGGCGTGAAGCCGCGCATTCTCGGTGCGCCGGGGCTGGACTCGCTGCCCGTTGCCACGGCGTTAGCGTCCATTTGTCAGTCGCTGCGTGCTTTTGGTTACGTCAGCGCGTGGGGCTGCAAAACCCTGTCGGACGCCATTAATTACCGGGAAAATTTCAGCCAGCGTGAACTGATGGTGATCTGGCCGGATTTTATCGCGTGGGACACCACGGCCAACGCCAGCGCCACAGCGTATGCCACCGCCCGCGCTCTGGGATTGCGTGCCAAAATCGACCAAGAGACAGGCTGGCATAAAACCCTGTCTAACGTCGGCGTGAACGGCGTGACGGGTATCAGCGCCTCGGTGTATTGGGATTTGCAGGCACCCGGCACCGACGCGGATTTACTGAATGAAGCAGGCGTTACCACGCTGGTTCGTAAAGACGGATTCCGATTCTGGGGTAACCGCACCTGTTCTGACGATCCTCTGTTTCTGTTTGAGAACTACACCCGCACCGCGCAGGTGCTGGCTGACACGATGGCCGAGGCGCACATGTGGGCGGTGGATAAGCCCGTTACACCCACGCTTATCAAAGACATTATCGAAGGTATCAAAGCCAAGTTTCGTGAGCTGAAATCTAACGGCTACATCATTGATGCCGATTGCTGGTATGACGACACCGCCAACGATAAGGAAACTCTCAAGTCCGGGAAGCTATATATCGATTACGACTATACCCCCGTTCCCCCACTGGAAAATCTCACCCTGCGCCAGCGCATCACCGATAAATATCTGGTGAATCTGGCCGCGTCGGTCAACAGCTAAGGAGCTAGCGCTATGGCACTGCCTCGTAACCTGAAATTTATGAATCTGTTCAATGACGGCCTGAACTACATGGGGATCGCCTCTGCCGTCACGCTGCCGAAACTCACCCGCAAGCTGGAGAACTATCGCGGCGGCGGCATGAACGGCACCGCGCCCATTGATTTTGGGCTGGATGATGACGCGCTGGCGATGGAATGGACGCTCGGCGGTTTTGCTGACGAAACGCTGTGGAGCCAGTACGCCGCGCCGGGCGCTGACAAGGTGTTGCTGCGCTTTACCGGGTCATACCAGCGCGATGACACCGGGGAAATTTCGGCGGTTGAAGTGGTCATGCGCGGCCGTCATAAAGAAATTGACGGCGGCGAGAGTAAGCAAGGGGAAGCCACTGAAACCAAGATTTCCACCCAATGCACGTACTACAAGCTGACCATTGACGGCAAGGAAATGATCGAGATTGACACCATCAACATGATCGAGCGTGTTGTCGGTGTTGACCGTCTGGAGCAGCACCGCCGGGCGATTGGTCTGGCGTAAATCTATCCGGCCAGCCCGGCGCTGGCCGTCTCCTTTCTATTTTCTATCTGAACACAGAGGCAACATCATGAACAAAAACGACAACGTGGTCACACTGGAAACCCCTATCAAGCGCGGCGAAACCATCATCGACACTATCACCCTGATTAAACCGACTACCGGAACGCTGCGCGGCGTCAGCCTAGCGGCGCTGGCCGGGTCGGACGTAGACGCACTGATTAAAGTGCTGCCACGCATGACCATTCCGGCACTCACCGAAACCGACATCACCCGCATGGAATTGCCGGATATGATTGCCATCGCGGGCAAGGTGGTCGGTTTTTTGACGCCGAAATCGCAACACGAAACCTCCCCCGAAGCCTGAGTGTTGATGAGCTGATGGCGGATATCGCGGTAATTTTTCACTGGCCGCCATCGGAGCTGTACCCAATGACCCTTACCGAGTTGATCCTGTGGCGCGACAAAGCGCTGAAACGCAGCGGACCCCATAACAATGAGTAACACTCTACAGTTAAGCGTTTTGCTGAAAGCCGTGGACAGGGCAACCCGCCCGTTTAAGGCGGTGCAAACCGCCAGTAAAAAACTGTCGGGCGATATCCGTGATTCACAGACCCAGCTCAAAGAGCTGAACACACAGGCCGGGCGTATCGATGGCTTTCGCAAGACAAAAAACCAGCTCGGCGAAACGGGCGCAGCACTCCAGCAGGCACAGGCGAAAGCCGCCGAGCTGTCGGCCACGCTGCGCAATAGCGAAAATCCCACCAAACGGCAGGCGCAGGCGCTGGAGCGGGCGAAACGTCAGGCCGCTACGCTAAAAACCGAGTATGGCCAACTGCGCCAGTCGGTACAGCGCCAGCGTACCGAGTTAGAGCAGGCAGGTATCAGCACGCGTAACCTGTCGGGCGCTGAGCGCCAGTTACGCAACAACATATCTCAGACAACGACACAGCTTGACCAGCAGCGCGCCGCGCTTTCCCGCGTCAGCCAGCAACAGGAGAAACTGAACGCAGTCAGAAAGCGCTACGAGAAAGGCAAGGAAATCACCGCCGGGGTACGTAATACCAGTGCGGCGGCGTTTGGCCTTGGTTCCGCGGCGCTGTATGCCGAAAGCCGCCTGATTGCGCCGTCGGTACAGGCCGACGGACACGGGGCGCGCATCGCCGCACAGACGGGCGGGAATGCTGCCGACGGCGAACAGTACACCCGCGTTATCAAAGAGGTTAACGCCTCGGGTGTAAGCGGTGACCTCAATCAGATAGCGGACGCGGTGGCCGCCGTGCGCAGCACGTTGGGGGCGATGGGCGACGTCGGGGAAACCGAGCTGGCGCGGATATCGCGTAAGGCGCTGGACATTCAGGCAGCGCTCGGCGGCGACGCAACCGAGAGTATCCAGATAGCCGCCATCATGATGAAAAACGGCCTCGCGAAGAACAGCGACGAGGCGTTTGATTTAATGGTATCCGGGATGCAGCGCGTGTCGGCGCAGATGCGCGGCGAACTACCGGAAATCCTGCACGAATATTCGACCCACTTCCGCAACATGGGATTCAGCGGCTCGGAAGCCATGACACTGTTAGTGGATATGGCGCAGCAAGGCAAGTTTGCGCTGGACAAGACAGGCGACGCGGTGAAGGAATTCAGCATTCGCGGGTCGGACATGTCAAAGGCCAGTATTGAGGCCTATGACGCTGCCGGACTCAATGCCGCCAAAATGTCTACCGCCATTGCCAGCGGCGGCGATAAGGCGCGGGTCGCGATGCAGAAAACCGCCAACGGTCTGCTAAAAATCAAAGATCCGGCAGAACGGGCAAATGCCGCTATCGCCCTGTTTGGTACGCCGATTGAAGACCTGTCGATTGACCAGATACCGAAATTTCTGGCCGCGCTGGCCGGAGCCGAAAACAAGCTCGGTGACGTGTCCGGGGCGGCTGACCGCATGGGCGATACCCTGCGCGATAACCTTGAGGGGGATATCGGGCGGCTACAAGGCGCGATGGCCAGCCTGCGCTTTAACCTGTTCAATGACGATGACGGCGCACTGCGCAAACTGACGCAGGCCGCGACGGAGTGGTTAACCCGCGTCAATGAATGGGTCAAGGCTAACCCGGAGCTGACGCGGCAGATAGTGATGGTGGGTGGCGCTGCCACGGCGTTAATTACTGTGCTGGGCGGGATCGGGCTGGTTGCGTGGCCTGTCATGAGTGGGATTAACGCATTAGTCGGCGGAGCGGGTTTACTGAGTGCCGGATTACGGTTCGCCGGAACACGCGGTATTACGCCGCTGTCAGGGGGATTAAACCGCCTCGGCGGCATGATCGGCTGGCTGGCAAAGTCGCCGCTGATGCTGCTACGTGCCGGAACCTCTGCGCTGACCTCGGTGTTCGGGGCGGTCAGTAACCCGCTGACCATTATCCGGGGCGCGATGTCAGGGTTTGGCCGGGTGCTGATGTGGCTGTTTACGTCACCGCTGGCACTGCTGCGCACTGGCATTACGCTGGTTGGCAGTGCGTTAGGCGTCCTGCTGTCTCCCGTCGGGCTGGCCGTCGCGGCGATTGTCGGCGGTGCGCTACTTATCTGGAAATACTGGGAGCCGATTCAGGCCTTTATCGGCGGCGTGGTTGAGGGATTTGTTGCAGCAAGTGCGCCCATTATTGCGGCGTTTGAGCCGCTCCAGCCTGTCTTTACGTGGATAGGCGACAAGGTAAAAGCCCTGTTTGGCTGGTTCGGTGACTTGCTGACCCCTGTCAAATCCACAGCCGCCGAGCTGGACGGTGCGGCCAGCATGGGTAAACGGTTCGGTGAGGCACTGGCTAACGGGCTGAACATTATCATGCACCCGCTGGAGTCGCTGAAAAAAGGCGTGTCGTGGCTGTTGGAAAAACTGGGGCTGGTTGACGAGAAATCGAAGAAGCTGCCAACCGCTGACAGTATCCTGCCGCCACAAGAGGCCGCCGCGCTCAAGGTCGGCGTGAGCCGTGCACCGGTTCCGCAGGGCGATGACGCACAGGCGATTGCTGCCCGATACAGCGGAGTGAGTAAACCGGAAACAGTAGCGGATCCGGCGACCATCACCCACCGTCAGGACACGGCGGCGATGGCGTCAGCGAACATGTCGGCTTATCGGCCGATAGCACCGACAGTTCAGGCCAGTACGGCATCATCCCCGGTCAGCATTCACGCGCCGATCAGTATTGTTGCCCAACCCGGCCAGAGTGAAAAAGGCATCGCGCAGGAAGTCGCCCGTCAGCTTGAACAGCGGGAACGGGCGGCACGGTCACGCGCATTCAGTCAGTACAGTTATCAGGGAGGCGAATAAGATGATGCTCACGTTAGGGCTGTTTGTGTTCCAGCTCCAGACCCTGCCTTACCAGAACATGCAGCGCAACGTTGATTACCGCTGGCCGTCAAACAGCCGCGTAGGCCAGCGTCCGGCGTTGCAATTCTTAGGCATTGAAGACGAAAAAATTACATTGTCGGGCGAACTGCTGCCGGAAATCACAGGCGGCACGCTGTCATTATTGATGCTGGAAACGATGGCCGATCAGGGGCGTGCATGGCCGCTGATTGAGGGTAGCGGCACCATTTACGGTGTATTTGTAGTGAACAGTATCAGCCAGACGAAAACCGATTTTTTCACCGATGGCCGCGCCCGGCGGATTGAATTTACCATCACGCTGACCCGTGTTGACTCGTCGCTGTCTGCGATGCTCGGCGATTTACGCCAGCAGGCGGAAGGCTTGATCGGCAGTGCCGGGGAAATGGCTAACCGAGCGCAATCCGCCATCGGGGGATTATTCGCATGATTAACCCGCTGAACGTTCGCGCAGGCAGTAAAACCGCCCCCGCGTACCTGCTGCGCCTCAATGAACAGGACATCACGACCGTTATCAGTCCGCGCCTGCTATCACTGAGCCTGACGGATAACCGGGGCTTTGAGGCCGACCAGCTCGACATCGAGCTGGACGACAGCGACGGACTGTTGCAGTTACCCCGCCGGGGCGCGGTGCTGTCGGTGTTTTTGGGCTGGGAAGGTGAAGCGCTGATCGGTAAAGGTGATTTTACGGTGGATGAAATAGAACACCGTGGCACACCGGATACGCTTACTATCCGGGCGCGGAGTGCCGATTTTCGCGGGTCACTGAACTCCCGGCGTGAGCTGTCGTATCACGATACGACGCTGGGCGCGATTGTTGAACAGGTGGCAACACGTAACAATCTTGCCCCGATGCTGGCTGACGGATTCGCGGGGATAAAAATTCCGCACATCGACCAGACGCAGGAAACCGACGCGGTATTTATTACGCGGCTGGCCGAGCGCAACGGGGCAATCGTGGCGATCAAAGCCGGGCGTTTGCTGTTTATCCGTCCCGGAGCGGGGAAGACGGCCAGCGGCAAACCTATCCCACAGCAGATTGTTGAACGCAGCGACGGCGATCAGCACAGTTTTAGTCTGGCTGACCGGGGCGCGTACACAGGTGTAACAGCAAGCTGGCTGCATACCAAAGAGCCGCAGCCTGAAAAGCCCAAAACGGTAAAGGTAAAGCGTCAGAAAAAAGTGTTATTGCATCAGGGAGCGCAACCCCAGAAGCCACACCCTAAAGCGAAAAAGGCAAAGAAGGAGCCAGAAGCTCGTGAGGGGGATTATCTGGTTGGCACGGATGAAAACGTGCTGGCGCTGACCACGGTTTTTGCGACCAAAGCACAGGCCATGCGTGCTGCACAGGCAAAGTGGAACAAGCTGCAACGGGGTGTCGCAGAGTTTTCTATCACGCTGGCAATGGGACGCGCTGATCTGTTCCCTGAAACCCCTGTTCAGGTGAGCGGATTCAAACAGGTGATCGACGAACAGGAATGGACAATCTCAAAAGTGACGCACAGTTTGAGTAATAACGGCTACATTACCGCACTGGAGCTGGAAGTGCTGCTGTCTGATGTTGAGTATGAGGGAAGTGAACAGTAA